AGCTCCTGTTCGAGTTGGGACAATCTGAATTTAAGAATACCCTCGCGCACAGTCGGATCGCCGCTCACCTTGGCAATCTCCGCATAAATGTCAGCAGATTTGGAAACCAGATCGCTTCCCACGATTCGTGAGCCCGCCTTCACATAAGCCTCTGAAACTTCCTTACTTATTTGTTTTAGAAAATCGGGATCGAAAGCCGGAGAAACTGCAGGTGTCTCACACTTGGACGTAATTGGCGGAGGCGACGGCACGGCCTGTATTCCGGTATCGAGTCCCGCAATCCAGTCCAGAGATACGTTTGCAGCTTTCGCAAGCGCAATAAGAGCAAAAAAGGATGGCTTTGAATGCCCGTTAATATAGCGGGAAATCATATCCTCACTAACATCTGCAATCTTCCCAGCCTCAACTCCCCCTCCCAGAGCCTTAACGACGGTTCGTAATCGGCTTCCGAGTTCCGGTGTCCAACTCGGAAATTCACTTCCGAGTTTGATTGCTTCTTCCGACTTATCATAAGTCATTGAAATTCCGCATATATTTAGAATAATCTGCAAATAATTAGAAAAATAAACTCGGAAGAAAAAATTTATCCGAATAAATTCGTTGCAATCTAAATATTTGCGGATATACTCTCCCGAACGTTAGACATCACCCCCGCAAAAACCCGGTCTGGTAGGACCGGGTATCGAGGCACCCATATGAAGAAGCGTGCGCGTAACTGGCACCCCGAAGACATCAAGGCCGCTATCCGGAAAAAGGACACCACCCTTACCGAACTGGCGCTGGCCTATGGCCTTCCCGAATGCAGCGTCAGATACGCCATGCGCCACCCTCACTTCGACGGCGAGATGGCAATTGCGGATTATCTCAGTCTCTCCCCGCGCCAGATATGGCCTTCACGGTTCAATCCCGACGGCACCCGCCGCCATCGCCGCCTTCGCACAGAAAGAGATAGCGCGAACACGAACCGGAGTCACTGTTTAAACGCAGAGGCAGCATGAACATGATCAACGCACATCCTAAAGCCCGTCAGCCTAATTCAGAAACAGAACTCCGCAGCGGCATGACCAAAGAAGAGATCGAACGCCGTCAGCCGGGAAGATTGCATTGCGCTGGACGGTATCCGCTCATGGCTGAGTTTGAGCAACGTATGTGGGAGGCCACGGTTCAGGGGCTGACATACCAGCAATTTCAAGAGCAGCTAGCCAAATGCAGATTTGACGAGCGTGAGGAGGAAGCCCTGCGGGAGATGAAATATGGCAAAAGTTAAGTTCGACATATCCGATGAAGATCGCAAGTACGTGAATGTCATCATTAACCGTGCATGCGCGCTCAAACTCGTTGCCATCGACATTCAGTCGTCGCGAATGGACCTGATCGCCACTCACGCCAATGGCTGCCCGATGGATTTTAAACGGATGGCCGAGGCGGACGACTTCAACTTTGCGCATGATTTCTGCGGTATCGCCAATCGCATCGACCGCACGACGGGAAAACTGACACTTTGTTTCCTGCCCCGCTTCGCACGGAAGCAAAACAGGGGGAGCGAGGGAACAGTATAATGGCTCGCCGCCCGCATCCCGATCAGATTGATCTTTTAGCATGGTCTCCCGGTAACCCGGTTGCGGCATTCGCGCCGCAGGATATCCGGGCGGCGTCTCTGGCCGCTTCCATCGCCAAGGCCGTATCGGCGTCCCTCAAGATGCCCGGCATATCCCGTGAGCAAATTGCTGAGCGGATGAGCACCTATCTCGGCGAGCAGGTCAGCGAGAATATGCTCAATGCCTATGCATCGGAAGCTCGCGCCGAACACATCATCAATATCGTGCGCTTCATTGCGCTGATCGACGCGACCGGCGACCGCCGCCTGTTGCAGATGATCGCGGAGCCGTTCGGCTGGGATGTTATCGATCAGAAATATCGTCGGATCATCCGCCGCGCCCAGAGGGATGAAGCCATTCGCCGGTTGCAGGATGAGAACGCTGCCGACCAGTACAGCGACGGGGAGTATCCGCTATGAAGGAGTGGTACACTCCGTCAGAACTTGCCTCATTGAAGCTGCCGAGATTGCCATGTAGTGATCGTGGCGTACGCGATATGGCCGATAGGTGTGGATGGCGAATATCATCCTTTGGTTCGCGGAAACATCCCGGACGCGGTGGCGGTTACGAATACCATATTTCGGTTTTACCGGACGAGGCGCGTCGCGAACTCGAATATCGCGCGAAATGCGCAGAGACCAGCCGCCAGTTGGCGATCATCGACAAGCCTACCGAGCGTCAGAAGGACATTGTCCCCGTCACCGATCTGACGGCGCGGCAGCGTCAGGTCATGGAAGCCCGTGCGGCGATCCTGCTGGAACTCGACCGGCGGATATTGGTCGGCAAAAAATCACGAAATATGGCGGTTGCCGAGTTTGTTGCACAGGCCAGGCTTGGCGAACTGGACGATGGTTTGGGTGCAGCGCTTGCAACGGCGAATGCATCCCGGCAACAGCTTTGCCGGGCAACGGTCTATAACTGGCTTGCATTACGGGAACGCGGCGGTGTTCCGGCCCTCGCACCGGCATTGAGCAAGAAGCAGAAGCCTTTGCCGGTTTGGTGGTCGGAGTTTTTCCCCTATTACGCACGCCCGCAGAAGCCGACCGTTACGCGCGCCCTTCTGAACTGGCAGCGGGCCAATCCCGGCAGGAACGAACCGTTTCCGACCGTACGGAAAATCCGGATCGCCATCGGCAAGCTCGGCGAGGTCGAAAAGATGCGCGGTCGTCTCGGCGCGCAATCCCTGAAAGCCCTGCAAGCCTACAAGGTGCGCGATACATCCGATCTGTTGCCGACCTCGGTTTATGTCGCGGACGGAAAAACCTTCGACGCCGAGGTAGCACATCCCGGCCACGGCAAGCCCTTCCGCCCGGAAATCACGTCGATCATCGACGCCTGCACCCGCAAGGTTGTCGGCTGGTCGGTGTCGTTGAAGGAAAACACCATCGCCGTAGCGGACGCCTTGCGCGTCGCCTGCTGCTGCAACGGGATTCCGGCGATTTTCTATGTGGATCGCGGCCCCGGCTACAAGAACAAGATGATGGATGCGCCGTTAACCGGGTTCATGTCCCGGCTCGACATCCACAAGATGGAGGCGCTCCCCTACAATAGTCAGGCTAAAGGCAACATCGAGCGCCTCAACCGCCTGTGGACGGAAGTCTCCCGCGATTTTCCAACCTACATCAACCGCGACATGGACCGGGAAGCCAAGCACTATGTTCACAAACAGACGCGCAAGGATACTGAAGACACGAGGAAGGACGGCAGGAATCTGGTGATTGCCGGGGAAGCGCGCCGCGTTTCAGGGCTTTTGCCGACATGGCAGCAATTCATTGCCTGTATCGAGCGTGAGATTGAGGATTACAACGACCGGCCTCATTCGAGCTTACCGCGCACATCCGACCCGGAGACCGGCAAGCAACGGTTCATGTCGCCGAACGAGATGTGGCAGGCGGCAGTTGGATGCGGGTTCTCGGCCATCACCGTCACGGAGACCGAAGAGGCCGACCTGTTCCGTCCGTGGATCATCCGCGTTGTGCAGCGGTGCATGATTTCGCTTCACACCAACAGCTACTTTTCGATTGCGCTTGAGGAATATCATGGGCGCGAGGTCATTGCCGCCTTCGACATTCATGACGGCTCGAAGATCTGGGTTCGCGAGATTGACCTTATCGACGGCGAGCGCCAGCCGGGCCGTCTGATCGCAGTCGCGGAATTCGAGGGCAACAAAACCTCCTACGCTCCCGTCAGTTATGTCCGCAAGAAAGAGGGAGAGCGGGCACAAGGTCGCACGCGGCGATTGCAGGGCCATCTCAATGAGGTTGAGGAAGAACGCTTCAGCCGGATGCTCGAACATCAGCCGGTGCAGCCGATCATTGAGACGACATGGACACCCGTGCGCGCACCCGAGCCGTTGCCTGTCGGGCAAACCCGTGCCGAACCGAAACCGGAAGCCGCCGCCATCGATCCCGACGCCCGTCCATCCTTTGACGGCGATATCGACTGGGCGCGCTGGGTGACGGCCAACCCGGACAAGGTTCTGCCGAGCGACCGCGAATACGCGCTCATTCTCATGAAAAGGGAAACGGCCAGAGACCTGCTCCGGTCCGTAGGCGTCGATGTCGAGGTTTTGAAGGAACTTGCGAGATCGGCGGCCTGAGGAGCCGGAGCACGAGAAGGAAGGAAAGAATAGATGAAAACAGTTTTTGTGGAAACCGAAAATGTTACGGCATTCAAAGCCGGTCTGGACAAGCTCAACGCACGCGTGGCTCCCGAAAAAAACCTGATGGTTATCGACGGCGAACCGGGGCTTGGCAAAACCACGACTTTGTCATGGTGGGTGGCGCAGACGGATACGATTTATCTGCGCGCCTGCAGGGAATGGACAACGCGCTGGTTTCTGGAAGATTTGCTCAACGCGCTGATGGTGAGACCGCGCAACAGCTTTCGCGAGCGCTACCAGCAATGCAGAGAGGCGTTGCTCGACCGGCAAAGACTTCTGTCCTTGAAGGGCCGCACCTTTGCGGTGGTGATCGACGAGGCCGATCATATCTCGAACAATTCCCGCATTATGGAAACGGCGCGCGACTTCTCGGATACCGCCGATAT